GAGATTAACCCTCAACTGGTATTCAGAAATAGAGCTGGTGTTGCACAGCTTGGCGACCTATCCTGATCTCTAACTAGGGTGATAAAAAGAGTAAGATTTATATTTCTTACTCTTTTTTATTACATTATATTTAATTTAAATCTCCTACTTAATAACAAATAAATATGATATATTAGGAGATATAAAGTAATAAATATAAACACAATGTCAGATTTAAATCAAGCAGGAATATATCAGATACTAAGCAAACATAATAACAAAAGATATGTGGGCAGTACTTATCTATTAACTAAAAGAATTAATGAGCATAAAAGAAGATTAAAGAACAATAAGCACGAAAATCAACACCTTCAAAATCATTACAATAAGTATGGTAAAGATGATTTGGTTTATTCAGTTTTAGAATTTATACAAATAGATGAAATAGATAAGGAGCAAGTTAAAATATTAATCCTAGAAAGAGAGCAGTATTATTTAGATACAATGAATCCAGAATTTAACATATGTAAGATAGCTGGAAGTTCATTAGGTACAACAAGAAGTGAGAAGTCTAATCTACAAGTTAGAGGGGCTCAAAGAGGTATTAATAGTGGCAAGGGAATATCCTTTGACAAAGCAAGACAAATGTATAAAGTATCTATGAGACTACTAAAAACAAGAATACATTTGGGCTATTTTAAAACATATGAGGCGGCCTTAGAAGCTAGAATTGCTGCTGAAAATGATATTTGGAAGGCTGATTTTGATAACTTATCTTCTGAGGAACAGATATTAATAATTGATAAGTATAGTTGTTCAATGCAAAAAAGAATAAATAAAACTTTTGGGGTTTGTTTAGTTAGCTCCTCTGGTAAGTATAGAGCTTGGATACCAGTACTTAAAAAATCAATTTATTTAGGAGATCACTCAACATATGAACAAGCCCTTCATATAAGATTAGAGGCAGAAAAGTTGTTTTGGAGTAAAGAATACAAATCTCTTCCATATTCTGAACAAATACTTATTAGAGATAAATTTAACTACAAAGACTTAAGCTAATAAATAAATTAAACAAGCAATAAAAAAGAGTTAGAAACTATAAATCTAACTCTTTTTTTTATTATGTTTTATTAATTAATAATTAACTAATAACAGCGCCAGTACTATCTTTAGTAATAACAGGGCCTTGACATTTAAGATTGAAGTCAAACTTCTTAACATCCCTATATTTTTGCATTTCATTGTAGCTTTCAACTAGAGCAACACCTTCATTAGAAATACCCTTTTCATCAGTAATTAGGAAGTAAACTTCTCTTACACTGTTAGCAGCAACAGAGATAACTAATTTAATAGCATCATTAGTACCAACATAAACACCACTAACTTTAATTGAGTTATCAATTTGAATCTTAGCATTTTCAGTGTACAAACCATCTCCAAATGAGCTAACATCAACTGTTTTACCAGCATAAGAAAGATCAGCAGAATCAGCACTTGAAAGGATTTCCCAACCAAAATGAGTAGCAGTAACATTATTAGCAATGGTAGCTGTTAAAGCAACTACAGGAAGAGCAGTAGCGCCTAGAGCAACATCAGCAGTTAGTGTAACAACTTGGCTATTAAAAGTTAGTTTATCACCACTATGTAATGCTTTACCACTAAGAGCAGTAATTGGAATAGATACATCACCAATAGCACAAGAAGCAGAAGTTGTAACTGTATAAGTAGTTCTGGTTCTAGAATTTAAAGGTAACAATACTACTTGAACCTTTGTAGATAGACCTTTAGCAATTTCAGTTTGTCTGGACATATATTATTTTATATTTAATATTAACATTGATTAATTATTATAATATAACCTACTTTTACTTAAATAAATGGGCTTTTTTAAATAAAGTTATAATCTAAGTATCAATCTTGTTAAAAGTAAATTACCTATTTAATTAGGGGTTAATGTGAAATAATAAAAGAATTAAAGAGAAAGTTAAAATAAACATATGGCTGAGCAAACAATTGTTATAAAGTTTAATATAGATGATTTGAATAGAGTTAAATCATCCTTAAATGGTCTTAATGCTAGGGCCACATTAAGTGTTGATGATAGTAAGGTTAAGTCATCCATTAGTAGCCTTAATTCACTTATGGCTGGTGTTGCTGCTGGTATTAGTTCTTCTATTACAAACAGTATTACAGGTGGCATTAGTAATGCATTTAGATCTGCTGGTAATCTAGTTACCAGTGGTTTAGAACTGGCTTTTAATAAGCAAGCTCAAATAACATCACTTACTGCATCATTACAAGGTAATAAAAAGCAAGCAGAAGATATATATGCAACAGTCCAAAAGATTGCTGATACAAGTCCATTAAAAACATCAGAAATATTAGGAGTTACTAAACAATTAATATCAACTGGTTATGAAGTAGAGAAATCATTTACAGTTGTTAAAGCTTTAATGGATGCTGCTGCTGTTGCTAATCCTACTAATATGGGTCAAGGATTAAAAGACTTAGGGGATGTTTATGCCAAGAATGCTGCTGGTGGTAGATGGATGACTGAGGATTTGAACCAGTTTCAATCTAGAGGTATTAACATAACTAAACAACTAGCAACAGACTTAAGTACTACTATTGCAGGTGTCAGAAAATTAGCATCTGAAGGCAAGTTAACCTCTGAGGTAGTAGAGAAGTCATTCCTTAAAATGGTAGATGTTGGCGGCCAGTTAAATGGCCAAATGAAGGCTTTAGCAGGTACTTCTGTTGGTCTTAAATCAACTATGGAAGATGCTTTTGATGCAATACTAACTCAAGGTGGTGAAGCACTTCAACCTGCTATAGATCAAAGTTTAATTCTACTTACAACCTTAGCAAATGACTTGAAAAAAGCTGGTATATTTGATGAAATTAATAAACAAGCTCAGTACTTTGCAAAGTCTTTAGAGGATAATCCAGAACTTATTGAAAATATATCTCTAAGTATTCAAGAATTAGTTAGAGGTAGTATGGCAGAGCTTGGGGTTGTTACGGGAAATATTATTAAATGGCTTCAAGATCCAAAAAATATGACTAATTTAATAGAGGGTAGTAAAATATTCTTGGATAATATGAAGACAGTTTTAACTACTTTATCTGAAATTATTTTATCTATAGGTTACTTGATGGATGAAATTAAGTCACTGTCAAAAAATTTCCCTGATATAATAAAAGATCCAACGTCATATATGACCTATCAAGCTGTTCTCAGGGGAAGTAAAAGAATGGCTCTTGATATGTTTGGATTTAAAGATGTTGCTCTTCCAGGTGAAGCAGTTTCCTTAAATACTACTCCCAATTTTCTAACACAAATGTTAAGTACCATTGGATCTAAAAGTATCATAGATATTGGTAACACTCAAAATACTGGTAGCACTGTTAGTACAAAATCAACCTCTAATAACATAGAGCTTGTTAGTCCATCTTCTTTACTTAGAATTGATGCTGGTTTACTGACCTCTCCAATGGGTATGAGAAATGGCAGAATGCATAGTGGTACTGATTATGACTTTGGTGATAAGAGTCCTATTGCTACTGGTGCTATGGATGGAGTAGTTACTGAAGTTGGTTATGATGAGGGTGGTTATGGCAATTATGTTGTAGTTAGATATCCTGATGGCAGTGAAGTACTATATGCTCATTTAAGTGAAGTTAAAGTTAAACAAGGAGATAAGGTTGGCCCATATACTATTGTTGGAACACAAGGTAGTACTGGTAGAAGTACTGCTAGTCACTTACATATTGAAAAGTTAGTAGGTGGTAAAGCTGTTGAAATTTCAGGAGAGATTGATAAATATCTTAGTGTTAGACCTACCTATCCTGACTTACTTGGTAAGGGTAATAAAGTTGCTGCTAGTACTGGTACTTTAGGAGGTGCTTTATCAAGTATTAGTGGTGGTGCATTAAATGAAACCAAAAACTTATTTGATAATATTTTACCTGAGTTAAAAGCTAAATATGAAAAGGAAGATGCAGAATTAAAACTTATTAGAGCTAAGAGAGATGCTGCATTAAACATTGAAAATGCTGAATTAAAAGCACTTGTTGAAAAGACCAACAAGAACAATGATGCTAGAGAAGATTTAGCTAGAGAAGAGGCTAGAGGTATTGAATTATTAAACTTAGATACTAAAGCAAAACCTCTTAATAAAAAGGCTA